AAGCTATTAAGTTACCAGCATTTGGTACATTTAGTTTAAACGTACTACAATTAAAAATATACCAAGCAGCAGTAGCAAAAAAAGCTGTTAACAATAAACTATAAAAATGAAAAGCATAGACCCAAGAGCGTTATTACCAGAATTGCCTAGACTAGGCATTGAATTTCAATTACTTACAGTTATAAATGAGTGTTTAAAAACTCAGATAGACGCTAAACAATTAGACATGCCTTACGAACAAGGTATAATAAACGCTTGTAATAATATTATAGGCAGGTACGTAGGAAAGTTAGATATGATAACTTCTGAAGGCCATTTGATAGAAGGTTAAACCAAATTCAAATTATGAGAAGATTCAAAAGACTATTTTTTGATATCGAAACTAGCCCAAACATTATGTTTGCTTGGACAGCTGGATATAAGTTAAACTTACCTCCTGAGAACATTATAAAAGAACGCGCTATTATGTGCATCTGTTATAAATGGGAAGGAGATAAACAAGTACATTCTTTAGAGTGGAAAAAGGGAGATGATAAAAAGCTTATCGTAGACTTTATGAAGGTAATGAACAAAGCTGATGAAGTAATAGGACATAACTCAGATAACTTTGATATTAAGTGGGTGAGAACCAGATGCTTATATCATGGTATACCTGCTATACCTGATTACTCTACAGTAGACACATATAAACTAGCTAAGAAGTATTTTAGATTTAACTCTAATAAACTAGATTACATATCTAGCTTTTTAGGAGGAGGACATAAATTACATACTGGCTTTGCTTTATGGAAAAGCATTGTGTTAGATAACGATATAAAAGCCATGAAGAAAATGGTTACTTATTGTAAAAAGGATGTAGTACTGCAGGAGAAAGTATACCAAAGAATGAAAGAGTATACTAATCATAAGACTCATATTGGTGTACATGGAGGCAATGATAAAGCAAGTTGTCCAGAATGTGAATCAGAAAACATTGTAAAAAAAGGTATTAGAGTTACTGCAGCCGGTAGTAAATTTCACAGATTAAATTGTCTAGATTGTGGCAAGTGGTACCAAGTAGCTTATTCAACATATAACAAACTTATAAGAAACAAACAAAATTTAATACAATGGATTTAATAAAATTAGAAATTTTATGTAAGGTAGAAGACGGTAACGGTAAAAGTTCCGCTTATAATGATTTACTACAAGAGTTAAATATAGAGGCTCAATCAGAAGAAGAAGAAGAATATCATTGGCAAGAAATGTGGTTTAATTCTACTATTTTAGCCCAAGAAGTATTTTGCTTTACAGCTAGAAAGAAGAATCCAGAGCATTCTGTAGTAGAATTTTATGATGCCAGGAATCTAATAGTAAATCTACCAGTGGATAAATTGATTGACGCGATACATGCTGCCGCAACAATTTAATTTATTAGGACATACTATCACAGTAAAGATAGATAATAAGTATTGCCAAGAAAATGAATGCATTGGGCGTTTCATTCCTTGGGATAATACTATTATGCTAGCAACAAAATATAAAACAGAGAAAACCTGGAGAAATTATAAACCTTCTATAATTGAACATACTTTCCATCACGAGTTGATGCATTGTATATTATATTATACAGGTTACGAAGATTTATGGTTAAATGAACCATTGGTAGATTTATTAGGAGGCCTATATCACCAATATGAAACAACGAAAATAGAAAGAAATGAAGTTATTAATATTAAATCAAAATCTTGAAGCTGAACCTGCTCCAGAAATAAGAGACATAGAATGCTTTAGAAAGATAATAGTCAGAGACAGAGACAAATACAAAAAAACAGTTAAGAAAGAACTATGCTATATATTTAATATGGCAGATAATGATTCTAAATACGCGCATTTTCCTGAGAAAGAAAGACATGTTGTCTTAGCTAAAGATATATTCCAAGATAGCACTTGGAAAACAGATGATAGTATTAATGAATGCATAGAGACTTATAAAAAACTAACAGTTACTCCTTCAGAAAAGCTAGTTATTACTCTTAATGAAACTATCCATAAAACAGATAAGATTATTAAGGCTTTAATTGAACAGTTAGAGGAGAACCTTACCAATGAAACACATAAAGAAAAGTATATTAAGATGGGTAACTCTGTTAAAACAGGAGTACAAATAACTGTTGATGATATAAATGCTTTAATGGACGTAGGTAAACGAGTACCGCTTATGTTAGGTGAACTTGAGAAATTACAAGATAAGATTAGAACAGAAAAACAAGCATCTTCTAAAGTACGTGGAAGTTTAACTATTAGTGAGAGAGAAAGATAATGTTTGATTTAGATTTAACTCATATAAATACAGAATACTTCCGTCAACCTGCTTTAGAGTGGATAAAGAATTATAGAAATACTGGAAACGGGTTTTATATAGACGCGCCTAAACATTCTTATGAATGGACAAAGTATTGGGATGAGCAAGAGTACTATTGTAGAGAAGGATATTCTGTAGGAGGTATAAAGATTACAGGTGAGCATTATTTTTACTTGAACTTTTGCCAAATACAATTGAAAGACTTTGGTTACGAGGTAGTTAAAACAAAGAGAAAGGTAGAAAAGAAAGTAACATTCCCTGATTTCTGGGATTCAGATTGGTTTTACTTTACAGAATGTGCCTTAGCCAGGGAAGCAGGACAACATATGTTGATTCTTAAACCCAGAAGGAGAGGATACTCATATAAGAATGCGGCTAAGTGCGCGTACAACTATACCTTTTATAAAAAATCTACATCACTTATTATAGCAGAACAGTCAGGATACTCTGAAGAGACAATGGGCATGGCTGTAAACTATTTAGATTTTTTACTTAAATATACCGATTTCGGTAAGAATAGACAGTTCTTAAATAAGCCTGCTGAAGTAGTAGAGGCTTCTTACCAAGAGATAATGCCTGATGGTACCAAAATTAAAGCTGGGTATCTATCTAAGATAATGGCCTTGACCTCTAAAAATAATCCTAACGTGGCCAGGGGTAAAGATGCTAACGTTATTTTATTTGAAGAAGCAGGAACATTTACAAATTTAAAGGCAACTTATAAAGCAGCTCAACCTACTGTTGAAGAGGGATTAGGTGTATCAGGACAGATATTTGTATTTGGAACTGGAGGAGATTTCTCTGGAGGTATGGTAGATTTTGATGATATGTTCTATAATCCTGAGCCTTATAACTTTAGAAGCTACGCAAACATCTGGGAAGATGGTATGGAATTAAATAGGATAGGTTATTTTTTACCTGACTATTATTCTAAAGGTGGATTTATTACAGCTAAAGGCGAATCTTTAATTGATGAGGCCAAACAAAATATAGATACTAAAATAGAAACTCTAAAAAGAACTTCTAAAGATGCTAACGCAGTAGATTCTTTTTTAGCAGAATTTCCAAGAACTCCTAAAGAAGCTTTTATTAAAGCATCTAGTAATATATTTCCTAAAGCTGAACTTAACGCACAGATTAATTATATTAAATCTTCTAAGATAAATGAGTCTTTAGGAGTATGTGGTATATTATCTGATGGAGAAGAAGGTGTAAAATTTGAACCTTCAGAAAAGGTTAAACCAATTGATTCATTCCCACTTAAAAAAGATTCTGATAGAGAAGGTTGTTTTATACAATACCAAGCACCTTACAGAGATAATGGTAGAGTTCCAGATAATTTATATTATATAGGACATGACCCTTATGGTGTAGATTCAAATAAAGGAGAATCTTTAGGTTCACTATTTGTACTTAAACAAGCTAATAATTTATCTCAGCCAGATGATTTGATAGTTGCAGAATATGTAGCACGTCCTTCAGGTGGCCAGGATGAGTATAATAGAATTATGTTTATGATAGCTAGATATTATAACTGTAAAGTAGGATTTGAAAATGACAGGGGAAATGTAATACAGTACGCTAGAACACATAAGTTATTAAGTTGGTTACAAGACGAACAAGATATTTATGATAAAGGTGAAAAAGTATCTAATGGTTTAGGTAGAAGTTATGGTATGTCTATGTCTAATCTTAAAAAGAAACAACAAGGAGCATTATACCTTAGAGATTGGTTATTGACAAAAAGAGGAATAGATGTAAATGGTAAAGCAAAATTAAATTTAAATCTAATTTATTCTGTACCTTTGCTGGAAGAACTAATTAAATTTGATTATGATGGTAACTTTGATAGAGTATCGAGTTTACTTATAGCAATGTACTATCAAAAACAAATAGCCCCTAAAGGAATAGAGGTTCCTAACTATATTTATAATACTGACTCTTTTTTCAGTAGGCTTCATTCGTTAGGTAATATGGAAAGTAATTATTAAATTTGTAACCAAAATGGAAGAAACTAAATCAACAGGATTTTTTAATATACCAATTCAGACTATAAGTTATAAAGATAAAATAGCTAAGGATGACCAATGGGGTAAGAACTGTATAAAAGCATTTATAAACCTTGCATCTTTTTCTAACTCTTCTTATAAGGTTTACTTAAAAAAGTTATATGACTATTATAATGGAGTAATAGATTCAAAAGATTATACATCTTTTTTATCTCCTTACGGTACTCAACGTACTGGTATCCCTAATCTTATAAAAAACTATCCTATTATTAAACCTAAGATAGATTTACTAAGAGGAGAATTTGCTAAGAGAACAGATAACTTCTCAGTTGTAGTAAGTAACCCGGATGTTATTAATAAGAAAACAGAAGAAAAAAATAAACTAATTCAACAAGCTATAGAGCAGATATTTGTTAATACGCTTAACGCTCAAGGTGTTCAAACTGGCCAGCCTACTGAAGAAACAAAAACTCCTGAGTATATAGCTAAAGAATTTGAATCTACTTATAGAGACAAACGCGCTATTTTAGGACAACACTCTTTAGACTTCTTAAAAAAGAGTTGTAAAATAGAAGAGAAATTTGACCTTCAATTTTTAGATTTCCTTACAGCAGGTGAAACATATTCTTTTAGAGATGTTATTGCTAACGAGGTAGTATACGAATGTGTTAATCCTCTAGATATAGATTACGATAAAGACCCTGATATTCAATTTGTTGAAGATGCAGATTGGATTTGTAGAAGAAAATACATGACAGTATCTGGTATAGTAGATTATTTCCAAGGGGATGACCCTCTTTCAGGAGATGAAATTGCTGACCTAGAACAATCTGCTCCTGTAAATGCAGAATGGTTTATTCCATTTGCACAAATTCAAGATAGACAACAGCCTTTTAAATCATACGGAAGACTTTTAGAAGTAATTCATATTTGCTGGAAGTCACGTAAAAAAGTTGGTATAGTTACTTTTATAGATGAGTACGGCCAAGAACAATTACTTGACGTAACTGAAGATTACAAAGCAGGACCTGATGAGAAAATAGAATGGCATTGGGAAAATGAATTCTGGGAAGGTTATAGAATAAACAATAAATATTTTAAAAAGATACGTGCTATACCTGTACAAAGAGGTTCATTAGACAATGGTTCTAAATGTAAAGCTCCTTATAATGGTAGAGTAATGTCTAATAGAAATTCTAAAAACGTATCACTTGTATCTTTAGGTGTACCTTTTCAGGTACTTTATAATGGTATACATTATAGAATGGAATTAGCTATGGCTAAAATGAAAGACCAAATGTCTCTGTTAGATGTTAATATAATACCTAAAGGATGGGACACTGATAAATGGTTAGATTACTTAGACCTTACTGGTATAGGATTTGTAGATTATAATAAAGAAGGTGTGAGATTTAATGCTCAACATCAGACTTCTATTAAACTAGCATCAGATACTATACAAGCATACATGGGATTATTAACTCATATAAAAAGTGAGTGGGATGATGTGTGTGGTATATCTCGTCAAAGAGAAGGCCAAGTAGCTTCATCTGAAACTGTAGGTGGTGTAGAACGTGCTGTAGTTCAGTCTTCACTTATTACTGAAATGTACTTTAGAATGTTTGACCAGTTCAAAGAAAGAGAATATCAAGCATTATTAGATTACTCTAGACTTGCTTGGATTAATGGTAAAAAAACATCATTTGTACATCCTGAGTACGGTAACACAGTATATATGGATTTGGACCCAGAATACGCTGAAGCTGAATTGGGAATCTTTATGTCTAACTCTACTAAGGATATGCAGAAGATGCAAAAACTAGAACAGTTAACACAGGCCATGGCTCAAAACGGTACACCTGGTTCTACTATTGCTGAGATAATTGAACAAGAATCTTTTGTTGAAATTAAAAATGCATTACGTAAAGCTGAAGCTAAAGCACAAGAATTCCAACAACATATGGAGGAAGTTAAAGGTCAACAACAACAACAAGCACAACAAGCTGCGGCTGAAGCTCAAGATAAGAAACATCAATATGATTTAGAACTTATTGATAGAACAGGGTATTGGGATTTACAAAAAGCTCAACTTACTGCTCTAGGTATTGATGAGGGAGAAAACGCTAAAGATATTCTTGCACAAGCTAAGTTAGGATTTGAGCAAAGTAAATTTGAAGTAGAATCTCAAATGAAAGATAAGGAAATATCTGCTAATCAATACAACGATGATAAGCGCATGGCTCATGAGAATCTTATGAAAGATAAAGAAGTTGCTATAAAAGAGAAAGAGATAGCAGCTAAAAAACAAATAGCAAGTAGGAAAACTACTAGCTAAGTGTGATATAATATAATTACAAGAATAAAGAAGAAATAAAAATATTAAAAGAATAAAAATAATTTTAATTTTGAAATAGAAAAATGGAAATAAAAGGAACCGATTTTGGAGATGACTTTTTAGAGTCCCCAATCAAAGAAGAACAAATTCCTGCAGAACCAGTAGTAAAAGCTGAGAAAAAAGGAAAGGTTGAAAAACCAGTAGTAGAGGAAAAAATCATAGAAGATAAACCAGAGGTTGAAATCGATGATGAACCTGTTAAAACAAAAGGAACTAAAGAAGCTCCTGAACCTGAAGAGGAAGAAGAAGAAGTTACTGAGGGATTAGTAAATGCTTTAGCTGCTAAGTTAGGTTATGAGTTTGGTGAAGATGAAGAGTATGAAGAAACTGAAGAGGGTCTTGTACAATTTATTCAAAAGCAACAACAAGTAGGAGCTCAAGAAATAGTTGAGAATTACTTTAATAATGTACACCCAAAAGGTGGAGAGTTTTTTGACTTGATTAATATGATTTCAGATTTATCTGAATCAGAGCAAGGAGATATAATTGAAGAGTTCTTTAAGGGCAAAAGCCCTGAGTTAGATTATTCTTCTATTAATTTAGAAGATGAAAATACTCAAAAGTCAGTATTAAAAACATTCTATAGAGCTAGTGGCTTTAGTGATGAACAAATAAATAAAAAACTGGATAAGTTCGAGATAGCAGGAATGTTACAAGAAGAGGCTGAAGAAGCTTCTGAGCTTTTAGCTAAAATGCAAAAAGAAGAATCTAAAAAGGTTTTAGAAAGAGAAAAGCAAGAACAAGTTCAAAGAAGACAACAGAACGATAGATACTATAGTGCTCTTAGACAAACTATAGAATCAGGTAAAGTAAATAATTTTACTATCCCGGTTAATGAGAGAAAAGCTACATTTGAATATATAGCTAAAGGGGATGCCCTTAATAAATTAAACGAAATGTGGAGTACTATTGAAGGTAGAACTCAATTAGCTTTGTTGTTAAAAAATGATTTTAAACTTGATAAGTATATAAATCAAGCAGCAAAGACACAAGTTGTAACCGGTTTAAGAGATAAACTTAAAGCAGGTGCATCTAAGTTAAAATCTTCCGACCCTAGAAGTAATACCTATGATAATGATTGGGATGACGGGGAAGTAAGTTATGCAAGAAAGTAATTAAACTTTAAATAAATAAAAACAAACATGGCAATTTTTAAATTAACCCCTGATGTTATTTGGAACGAACAAGGTAAAACCAATGATAATTCGTTACAACGTCAGTTATTGTTGAAACCCGAAAAATTAACTCCAGTATTAACTTACCTAATGGGTCAAGAAGATGAAAGATTTCCTCTTTCTTTCTTAACTGAAGGTATGCAAAACACAATGGAAATTGAGGGTAACGAATTCGAGTACAACATCATTGGAAGATTATATTCTCCAGTAATGTTAGCTGAATCATTCACTGCTTCTACTCAACCGGGTATTGGCTTCACTCCTTTTAAACTAGTATTTTCTGAAAGAAGATTCGCTAGAGATTACATGATTTTCACGCCTAATGGCTACCAAATCCGTGTAACTGAAGACCCTATTCAACGTGGTACTAACTGGGAATACACTTTTGTATTAAACGCAACTAATGCAACTGAATTCGTTCCTGTATCTGAATTAACAGCAGGTAACTTGTTCTCACAAGCATTTGCTCCTGTAGCTTCATTTGGTTCAACTGGTAACGAAAGTTTCGCAGCTGCTCCTGGAATCGTGAGAGGTCAAATCACTACTATCCGTAAGTCATTCGCTTGGGAAGGTAATGCAGTTGAACGTACTATGACTATGCAAGTTCAAACTGACAAAGGTACTACTAACTACTGGTGGGATTTTGAAGAATACCAACACATGATATCATTCAAATTAGAATGTGAAATGTTATATTGGTACGCTAAAGATAACCGTGATGATAGAGGTATTATTACTTTGAAAGATAAGAATGGTATTGCTATTCCTATCGGAGATGGTTTGTTAGAGCAAATCACTAACAAAGATACTTACGGTATCTTAACTACTCAAAAAGTTAAACAAGTAGTCCGTGATGCTTTGTATGGTATGTCTGATGCTTCTAAAAAATCTATCACTTTATTTACAGGTGTAGGTGGAGTTGAAGAATTTGATAATGCAATGAAAGATGATTTAGCTTCTAAAAGTTATATCAAATTAGATGCAGGTAAATTCGTTTACGGAACTGGTCGTAACTTAGAGTTAAGCGGTTTCTTCTCAACTTACCAACATATTGATGGTCATACAATCACTATCAAGCGTGTAAACTTGTTTGATGACGGTCCCAAAGCGTTAGCTTCTCCTAAGCATCCTATCTCAGGATTGCCATTAGAATCATATCGTATGGTATTTGTTGATACTTCAACTTACAACGGTAAACCTAATTTAATCATGATTAACAAAAAAGGTCGTGCAATGATTAGACGTGTTGTAGCTGGTATCAATGAGTTGCCTTCTGATTTTAAAGGTAATGATTTTAGAGCTTCAGATAAAGATGCTTCAAGCATCCATTTATTGAAAGCTTCAGGAATTGTACTTAGACGTTTCAATACATCTATTGATTTACAGTGTAACTTGAGCTAATCAAGAATAATTAAAATTAAGGGGGCCAATCAGGTACCCCTTAATTTTTTAAATAAAAAGAAACTAAAAGAAAAAAAGAAATAATGAAAAAATTTGTAACAATTTACAGAAGAGAATCTGCTGCTAGACTTCCACAGGAAATCAAAGACGGAGCAGT